GCAGCCGCCCCGCTGCCAGCAGCCGTAACCAGCCGCTGGTGCCCCTGCTGGAGTCCCTCCTGGACGCTGCCGACGCAGTGGCCGCTGCCATTGCTGACAACGCCTGGGACGAATCCCGCCCCATGGACAAGGACTGGGTGCAGGAGCTGCGCGGCCAAGCCCAGAAGCTGGCCGCCGTGATCCACTCCGCTTCCACCTGCCCTGATCGCACAAAGGAGCTGGTCTGATGTTCGCCACCGTTGACGACGCCATGGCCGCCTGCGAAACCGCAGGCCTTGAGCCCCGCATCCAGCACGGCGGCCTTGGGGAGACCAGCTACTGGGTCTACCTCGGTGGCTCCTACATCAGCTACTGGAGCGATCAGCAGTTCCTGAGCTGGGCTAATGCCTACTTCGCCATGCAAGAGGCCGGGGAGCCCGACGACACCGACAGCGACGAAGACGTGTTCTTTGTCCTGCCGTCCGCAGCACGGGGGGAAGTCTGATGCCTGCCTACGTCATCACCTACCGGCGCCCTTCTGCCTACTTCCCAGAGGTGCCGATCAACGACACCACCATCTGGGTCACGCCAGAGGACTGGGATGCCGTCTACGCCTCAGAGCGGTTTGAGGCCATCCACAGCAACACGACCGTGCTCAACATCCTCCCCTGCCACCAATGAGCCCTGAGCTTCCCCCTTTCTGTAATGCCCGTGCTCGCGCCCGTATTCGTGCCGCTGCGCCTCGTTCACGTCGCGTTGCATCGCCTCGCCGCCCCAACCGCTGTGCTGCGGCTTTTGCCAAGGCCTTTACCTATCGCGGAGCCCTGACCGTCTTTGCCGTGGGCACCTTCCTCCTGGCTTGGTACGCGGTGTCCCTTGATCAAAAGGAGCAGCAGCACCGCCGGGACATGGCTTACCTCACCTACCGCACCCTTCCATGAGTGTTCCCACCCTTGACCCCACCATTGAGCAAGTGGCCGAATGGTGCCGAGGTCTTCGCTACACCGAAGAAGATCTGAGCTACGAACGAATGATCGCCATGCAGGCCGCCCAATGGGGTGCCGACCAAGAGCTGGAGGCGTGTCTGGACCAGCTGCAGCGCTGGGGGATCCAAGGCGTAGACAACCTCCGCAATACCCGACGCCCCAAGCCGCCGAGCTTGAAGGAGCAGGCGCTTGAGGTAGTCACCGGCCTGCAAAAGCGCGTTGACCTGCAATGCGACTTGTCCCTTCTTCGCCGCGCCCTGGAGCAACTCGATGACTGACCGCGCCTGGCTGTGCCTCGTCTGCGCCGTGCTGTCCCTGCAGATCGGCCTAGCCATTTACTTCCTGCCCCAGAAGTGGCTGGTGTGTCGTGTGCTCTACACCGAGACCTTAGCCCGTGTCCTTTGCCTGTCTTCCAAGTGACCACCGACACCACCACCGCAGCGCCTGAGCTGCTCATTGCCGACGACGAGGATTCAAGGTTCCGATTCAAGCTGGGCAAGCGTGCCTACGTCCGTGGCTGGATCAATTCCGAGCCCGTCATCATCACCCGCCGCCTGCTGCACCTCTCCACCGTGGGCATCTACTCGCCGCACTACGAGGTGGCAGACGCAGACGGCAAAGGCTGGCGCATTGCCCAGCTGGAACTCAGCAGCAAAGCCATCGACGTGCGATGACCATCTACCGCAAACCAGCCCCGCAGGTTGACCGCCTCCCAGACCAGGCCATCCGCATCACCGTGGGCAAGTTGACTTCAACCGTTCACTCTGAGCACCTCGTCCCAGAGCGCATCCTGCAGCTCACCCGCCGCCATCAGCGCCACCGCTACGGCAAAGGCACCCACAACCCCAACGCACGCTGGACCGAGGCCGTGGTCAGGGAGATGCGGGAACTGCACCTGTTGCAGCACCAGAGCATCTGCGCCATAGCGGCCCGCTTCAACACCCACGATGCCAGCGTGTCCCGCATCGTGCGGTGGAAGGATTGGGCCCACTGTGACCACGACCTGCGGGAGCTGCCACGGCCCAAGTTGATCGGCAACCAACGCCCACAGCTCAGTCCGGAAGAAGAAGCCCGCCGGCTACAGGCCAAGCGGGAACGGCAGCGGGAATACAACCGCAACTACCGCAACCGGCAACGAACCCTGAACTGCGCAACCTGCGTCCATTGGGTTCACAAATGCGGGCTGGGTTACCCGGAAGCCTCACGCACCAAGGGGACGTACGCCCGCCACTGTCCTGCATACGCAACGCCATGACTGACTACAAAGCACTAGCCGCCGAGCTGTTGACGGCGCTTGAAATTCAGCTTGACGAACTGGCGCTCACCAACCGGCTCTGCAAACGCGCCCGCGCCGCCCTGGCTGAGTGGGATGGGGCGGGGCCTACGGATGAGGAGCTGCTGGAGTTGATGCCTGAAACAATGCGGGATGAGTTTAGTTACGCGGCTCAGGTTTGCTCAAACGCAACCGGCGACAAGGTAAAGCCTGGGATTTTCCGCGTCTGCCTCAATACTGCGGCACTGGAACATGCCCGCGCCGTCTTGGCCCGCTACGGCACCCACCCCCGCCCCATTCCACCACTCGACGCAACCCGCCAACTGATCCTGAAGCTGACCGCAGAACTGGCCCGACTGCATGACAGCGAACCGAACACACTGGACCTGATTGCTCAAGCTCGCGCTTTCATTGACGCGGGCCAGCTGCGCCCGCAACGCGCTGAGCTGCTCCCCTGACGAGGTGCTGACGCGGGCATACCCAGCAGTGAGTCCGTCCATGGGGGCGGACTATATCCCGTTGCGCACCGATCCTCGCCTTAGTGGCCTACGGGATATACAGGCTGAAACCTGCTGCGCTGCAGGCAGTCTCAGCTAGCACCCAGTCAGGATCAGCCCCGTCACCCACGTATCCGCACCCTCGGCCCGCAGCGCCTGCCGCACCTCGTCCACGTCATCGCGGTGGATCTTGCGGCAGCTTGCCCCGGCTCGCGTCCACCACCAGACCGTGACCAGCTGCTCACGCGCCTCTGCCACGTCCATGCCATGCCTGCCGTTACAGCAGGTTGCCGGAAACCTAAGGAACAGGCGGCAGATGGATGGCCAGGGGCGGTGCAAGACGGCAACCACGGGACGCCCGTGGGCGGTTCTCCAGCACCGGGGCCACCGCACGTGGCGGACGGATCAAAAAGGCCTCAGGCAAGCGGGCCACGGTGACGGCCAAGGCCAAGGGGGCGGCACCCTCGGGCACCATCGGCCGGCGGCCGGGAAAACCGTCAAAACCGCCAACGCCAGCCAACAACATCCGCCCAGGCCGCGCACCCATCCGCAGCGGCATCAGGCCTTACCAGCCAGTCACCGGATCCGGCCGTAATGCTAAAGGGGATCGCCAATGGGTCAGGACTGCAGGCAACCTCTCCGGCGCCTACACCGAGTTAAAGGGCATTGGCAAGCGTGCCAAGCAGATGCGTCACGCCATGCAACGGCAGGATGCCCGCTGGATCACCGAGCGCAGCAAGCCGGGCATTGATGGCGAGATCGGCCGGATCATGGCGCAAGGCGCCAACTTCAAGCAGGCCAACCGTGCCATCCGCCGCCGTGCATCACGCGCCGCCAAAGCAGCAGCGGCAGGCAGCAAGCCGGCACAGAAGGCCCTGCAGATATACGACCAGCAGCTGGCCTTCACCGGCAAAGGCAAGCCCAAAGCCGGCAAGAACAATCTTCGCCCGGGGCCGCGCAACACGTCAGGCCCGCCGAAACGCACCCGCAAACCACGCAAGCCACGCAAATGATCGTTGAAGCTCCGACCATCGAAGTGGTCAATCAGGGCGGGGAACCCGTCTGGCGTGTCAGTGGCCTCGGGATGAGCGTCTGCGACCGCTGCGGCGCCCGTGCGCAGGAACTCTGGCGCCAGATGGCCGTGGCGCGGGGCTACAGCGGGCCGGAACCGGACAGGGCGGCCTGAGCTTCCAGCGCGGCGATGTGCCGGGTGGCAGCCCTGATGATCTGGTCTTGGTGGATCGTCAATCTCCACAACTTCATCGCCATGGCCAGCACATCGCCAGGCGCCCCTGATTCCAGCGCCCGCTTGCCGCGCTCCAACTCAACTTCATGGTGGAGCTGAAGCTGAGGACACATCCAATCGCCCCAGTGAGGCGAGGGCTTGGCGGACATGGGCGTGGTGCGGTTTTCTCAGGTTGCCAGCTGGCTACAGGTATCTCCGATTGCCTCGGATCCTGCCCTCCATCGTGTTCTTCTGCTGCTGGAGCACGTCAAGCGCTTTCCTGGCCGTCTGCTCACTCTTGTTGAGCTTGTTGATCTTGCTGACAATCTCAGCGTGCTGCCTCTGCATGGCTGCGGTGATGGGCTTGCCAGCTGCCTTGCGTTCGGCTGCCTTCTGTTGGATCTGGACTGCCTTCTGCGTGAGTGCCGTGCTTTGCCTGAGGTTGGCAATGCTTGTGCGCGAGAAGTTCTCTCCTGCCCGTTTGGCTCTGCGATCATGCGCAGACTTGGCAAGGCTTGCGGTACTAGAGAAGGCTCTGGTTTCAATCCTTCCAGTCAGCAAGGAGTCGGCCGCTCGTCGCTGGGCCCTGAGCGTGCCTGCCGTTTGAGCGGAAGCGAGGGCCGCATTTTTTTCGCGGGCTCGGTCACGGCCTCTCATCCGCTGCCGCTCTTTGGGGGTCGCCAGGTATCCGGCTGCGTTGTACTTGTACTGATCAGAGTTCACGCCAGGGAGCTTGGTGGCCGGAGCCTTGCCCTTGCCTGATCGGGCCGTCGTCTTGGGCTTTAGCGTTCCGGGCTTGAGACCTTTGGGCTTGGCAACGGTGCCGGCGGTTCTGGGGAGTCGTGTCTTGGCCTTGGCTACGGGCGCAGGCTTAGCGACTGGTTTTGGCTTGAGTGTCCCCGGCTTGAGACCTTTGGGCTTGGCGATAGTGCCATTCCCTCCACCCTTGGCCTTAACTGTGACGGTGGCCCGCTTGTTCCCGCCGGCAGTCTTCAGCCGCCCACCACGAGCCGTGGCGCCAGTCGAGGCGAACCGCCCACGGTTGTCTCTTGCATACCGGCGCCCGCCACTCTTGGCCACGATCCCTAAGCGTTTGCCTAGCTTGCCTTTGGCGTCGGACAGCTCCCTAGGCCCCAGTCCACGAACAGATCACGGGGGTCAGAGTCCCGCAGCCACCCGATCAGTGTCTGCAGGTCACCGATGGACCGCATCCCCACGCAGCCGGCCGTGCCGGGGCTGCTGCCGGCATTGGCGTCGTAGTGGATCTCGATGGCACTGCGCTGCGTCGTGCCCGGATCCAGATACCGCAAGGGGATGCTGGCAGGCCCCAGGCCCACTCCCCAGCTTGCGGCGTAGTTGTCTTTCCCGCCGGCCCACGCAATGTCAGAGATGCCCCAGCGGCCCTCTGGCAGCGGCTCCAAGCTCCCGGCCTTGGAATCCACGCCCTTACGGAACACCTGCGCCCGTGGGGCTCCAGAGACGGCCAGCAGCTCACCCACCACGGCGCCACCCTTGACGTACTGCAGCTTCAGCAGCTCCAGCCCTCTGCCGTCTTTCTTGCCGGCCCTCGTCAGCCTCAGGTGCGGCTTGCTGGTGGGCGGTGCCACGGTGGCAGGCGCCGCACCAAGGAACAGTGCCACCTCTGCAGCACGGCGCCGCTTGAGGCCTTCCAGCACCTTCCCGCCATCCCCCTTGTCCCAGCGGGGCAGTTCTTCGGCAACAACGGTGGCAGGAGATTCCTTGGCCAGCAGCCGCTTGCGCAGCGTGGAATCCTCCAACGCGCCTAGGCCGATGTTGAACGCAAACGACACGATTGCCGCCTGCTGATCAGGCTTCCATGCCTTGGCCATCGGCAACAGGGCAAACATGCCAGGGGCAAACAGGTTTTCAACCTGATTGACCAGCAGTTCCTCAGCAAACTCGGGCGTGATCTTGTCGCCCATCCGCACGGGCTTGTCGATCATGCGGGTGGCGCCATAGCCGATGGTGGGCACCCCCGCAGGGCAGCGATAGGCCTCCAGTCGCAGGCCCTCGAACTCCTTGATGATCTTCAGCGCGGGCTTCAGCCAGGCCGGCTCCGGGGCTGCAGCAGGGCTTCCCTCGGCCCGCCAGGCGTCCGTGAACAAGCTCCGCTGTTCATCCGTCAACGCCTGATCCAGCGCCGACAACGCGGCCAGCTGATGCGGCGTCAGCTTCCCACGCTTGGCAGCCTCTTCCGCTGCCCCGCGCACCGTTGCAAACGTCATCAGCGGCGACGGCGGTCAAAGGGGACAGCAGCGGCCACGGGGTTGAACAGGCGGGCCACGGCCTCGATCTGCCCCATGGTGGCCGGCTTGCCCACGGCATCCGCGATGGCAGAGGCAATCAGGCCTTCAACAATGACGGGCGGGACGTTGTTGCGCAGCACCATCGGCAACTCCTGATCCAGCCGGCCAAACACCTGGGGCAAGACCGCCTGCAGGGCACGATCTACGGCCATCTCGGCCAGACGGGTGGCCAGACGGCCGATCAGGGGGCGCAATCTCACGGTGGAGCCTGCAGTTTCCCTAGTTTTCCCTGCCCAGGAACCGCCCATCAGGCCCACGCTTCGGGCCACGCTCTTGCCGCCGCTTGTGCCCCGACAGATAGGCAGCCACCGGAGACTGCGCCAGCAGCCCGCCGATCCCCAGCCCCGAGGCCCTCAAGTCTGCCTGCATGTTGTCCCATGCCGGCTGGCACTGATCCGGCCCGGATGCCCGCATCTCGCACAACCCAACCCGCACCGCGCCGGAGACAGCCAGCGACACGGCAGCGCCGACGATCATCATGCCGATGGGGGTAAACCCTTTGAACGTGGGGGAGACGCTGATCATGGCCGCTGCCTCATTTCCTGCCGTGTCATCCGCACGCCCAGATCCTGCAGCTCGGCCTTGAACTCCCGCATCTCGCTCTGAAACGTCTCCTGATTGATCAGGACACGATCCAGCCGGATCGGCACCTGCACGGCCAGGTAGCCGATGCCGCCAACGCCGCAGATGATCAGCCACGACACCACATGGCGGCGGACTTCATCCCAAAAAGGGTCGGGCGTCCCGTTCACGAGAACCTCCATGGCATGTGCCCAGTCGCTGGGCAGGCTTGGGCATTCATGGCCGGCGATGGTCACAGCGGGACTTAATAAAGGTTGCCGATTCTGAGAGGCCATAGGTATAGCCCTCACTCGCGGTAGGTTGCCGCTTAGAAGATCAGTACGCGCCGCCGAATTGTGGTCTTGCTCAAGTCTGCAGCTTGCCCCGTCACAGCAAACGATCCAACGCCCCCTGCCGACATGTAGCCCCTAAGCAGTGCCGCAGCTTGCCCCGTCACGGCAAACGCGCCCGCATCCAGCGGCTCAACCCCTCCACCCTTGATCAGATCAGCCGTGATGCCGGTGACAGCAAACGCACCGCCACCAACTGCCAGATACCGCTGGCCCTGGAACCCTGCGCTCTGGCCCGCAACGACATAGGAGCCAGCCGCACCGGGCACCAGCAGCGCCCGCGCCAAGGCCGCTCCCTGCCCAGACACCGTGAAGGCGCCAGTGCCACCCGTAGCAAGCCGGCCCGCTTTGAGCGATGCAGGGTGTGCCGTGACGCTGAACGCCCCTGCGCTGCCTGTGGCAATGCGGCCCGTCTTGACGGTGGCAGCCTGCCCCGAGATGGCAAACGAGCCGACAGCACCCACCACCTGGCGGATGGCAGCAAGCCCGGCCGCAATGCCGATGACGGCAAACGATCCGACAGCACCGGCCATGCTGCGGCCCTTGATCAGGGCTGCCGCTACGCCTGTGGCCGTGAAGCTGCCAGCGTCGCCAGTGGCCTTACGGCCCGTGAGGGTGCCGGCTGCGATGCCGGTGATGGTGAACGCCCCGGCAGAGGCCCCCAGCAGCCGCCCACGCAGCGTGCCAGCAGCAACGCCACTGACGCTGTAGTTGCCAGCGGCAGCCGTCGTCAGGCGTCCTGCATTGGTGCCGGCAGCTTGCCCGGTGACGGCATACGATCCGGCCGCACCTGTCGTCAGACGGCCGCGCAGGGTGCCCGCTGCAACGCCTGTGGCCGTGAAGGTGCCACGGGATGCCGTCAGGCTGTAGGCACCAGCAGTGCCCCCGTACAGCGACCGCGTAATGGCACGGGTGCCACCTCGCGCCCTACAGGTGCTGGTGCAACGGAAAACATCAGGCCGGACCCAGATGCCAAAGCGGACCCGCGTCCGAGCCATGGCTTAGCCCTCCGCGATCTCGATCAGGACGTTCGGTGTGCTGGTGCTGGTGCTTTCGGGCAGGCCCATGAGCATGATGGCCGAGGTGCCGAATACTTCCGGCATCCCGGTGAGGTCAGGGCCAAACACCTTATGGGTGTTGGCTTCGCAGCGGCCGGTCCAGAGGCGCCGCATGAATACGGCGGTGACCGCACCCGTGGAGCTGGTGGCACCGTTCACCAGATAGCCATTCATCAGGCGGGCGCCGTAGTCCCCTGAGTTCCATGGCACCCGCAGCATCCGGTTTACAGCGACGTTCTGCGTGCTGACCGTGGCGCTGCTCTCTGCGGTGTTGTCGTCCTGATCCTTGTAGGACATCTGGAACGTGTGAGCGTGGTTAGAGCCTGCGGTGCTCAGCCACACCCACATCTCCACCTCTTCGTAGGCCGGCGTTGTGCCATCCGAGCGGAACGGAAGGCGGCCCGTGAAGCTCGGCTGCGTGCCCAGCGTGACGGTGGTTGTGCCGCTGGTGGGGATCGTCGTGGGGCCAGCCCAGAAGATCACATCAAACAGCGCCAGAGTCTGGTTGACGGGGGAGAACGCCTCCACCCGCGACAGATAGCCCTTGTTGCTGCCGTTGAAGGCCTGGATCGTGGGAAAGCCGGTGGTCGCGTCCGTGGGCACCACGCCCGTGGTGGTGTTGGAGGGAGCGGCACCAGCGCCGGGGAATCCAGCGGCGGCAACCGTGGTCGCCCAGTTTCCGGCAGTAGTCGTGACCGCGCCGGACTTGCTGATCTGGATGTGCTGCTTATACGCCCCGATGTACTGGTCAAACGTCGTGATTGCCATCAGGCCACCGTGAACAGGCCGTTGCTTTGATCCAGATCAACCGTGAAGGTCTCAGATGTGGCCAGAGTGACGCTGCTGCCATAGTCCCAGTAGCCGATGAGCGGATCAGCCGGTGATGTGGGCGTGTCGTTGTAGAGCACCGCGTATCTGAATGGACCCAAAGACGCGGAGGCCGTCCACACCGGATCGGTGCCGCCCGTGCACTTGAAGGTGCCCGAAGTCTCGGCGCCCGTGATTGTGCCGACAGAGATGCCGCCGCTGGTGTAGCCGGCGCCTGTCCCCAGCTCCGTGATGTCAGCCCGTACAGCGTGGGTTGCGGTGTTGGGGGCAGTGTTGGTGAGCGCCACCTTCAGCACGTGGCTGGTGCCGGTCTGGAACTGGTGGACCCCGCTACAGAGGTCCGTCACAAACTGCTCGTATTTGACGAAAGAGGCCACGGAGAACTAGCGGCTTTGGTCCCCTAGGTTTCCAGCGTCAGGCTCAGCTCAGCCACCGTGCCGCTCACCGCGCTGATCTCCAGCCACACAAAGGAATCCGCCGGGATCGGCATTTGGTCAATGGCCACGCTGGTGCCCGTGGTGGTGTTGGTAACGGCGGTGCTGATCGTGGCCGCGGTGCCGCTGGCGGTGCGGTCTGCGGCGTGTTTGATGACGAAGGTGACGCTCGGGGTGCTGCTGCCCTGCAGCACGGCAATCACAGCCGTCAACGTCACGTCCGTATCAGCACGGAACAGCGTGAAGTCGTCGCCGGCCTGTGGGTTGGGGATGCTGATGCTCTTGGGCAGCTCCAGGTTGGCCAGCCCCGTGGGCGGCGTGTAGTTGAGGATTCCGGCCTCGCTGGGGATCCTCAGCTGCATCTGATTCTTGGGCCCGACCCGCTCGGGCACGTTGATCCGCGTGACCGTGGAGCCGGAAAAGCTGTAGAGCAGGATGCCGGCCACGGTGTTCAGGTTGCTGTCCCCTTCCCAGTCCGTCAGGTACACGGTCCATTCCCGCGTTGCCCCCTGCCCTTGGTACTGCAGCACCGGGGTCAGATCCGGCTCCGTCAGGATCACGCACTCCAGCCCGCTCACCCGCGTCCCCGGTGCCAGGCCTTCCCCTGCAGACCGCACCGCAATCGACGGCGTGGTGACCCCATTGGCCAGCGTGTAGAGCCCCAGGAACGGGGACAACACCGTTGCCAGCTGGCCTCTGAGGGTGAGCACGTCCATGCCTCAGCTTGCCGCCATCAGGAGCAAATCCCCTTCCAACCAGGCTGCCGCATACCGATTCGGCACGGTCAGGTCGTAGTGCAGCAGCGGCCGGTCCATGTCCCGGACCCTAACGGGGCCATGCAGCGGCTTGCCCACGCACACCAGCCCACCACGCACGTTCCGGCCCTCCAGCTTCGGCGCCAGCACCCACACCACCCCGTCATCTGATCGCAGGCACCGCAGGCTGGGGGGCCCCACGTCAGGCTTGGACGCCTTCAGGATCTCCGGCCAGGCCGCCAGCAGGATTGGTGGAGCTTGCCCCTCCCGCTGCAGGCTCAGCGCCACGGCAGCCACCTGAGGCGACAGGCCCTCGCCGCTGCTGGCCTTCTGCTCACGCTGGAACAGGGCCACATCCGCCGGCAGGAACGGCTCACGCCGTTTTGACTCGTCCCGATTCAGGTTCAGGGTCGTGCTGTGGAGGTAAGCGATTGGCAGCTCTGCCAGCGCCGCAGCGTCCAATTTCATCCGCTGCAGGTGGTTCCACGCACGGATCACCACCGCCCGCAGCTCAGCCCCAAACGTCTGCCGGTGAAACTGCCCCGGAAACGCCGCGATCAGGCCCCAGAAGACCTCTTCCCAGTCCCACGCCTCGGGCTGCCATCGCCCGCTTGCGGCTTTCCCAGCTCCTCCTCCGTCCGGGGCTTGCTGGGCAGATCCTCGGTGATCGTCTCCTCTTCTGCCAGCCGGTACAGCTCGTTGAACAGCGTCCGGTGTAGACCCTGTGTATCCGCCAGCCCCCAGTCGGGCAGGTTCAGCCGGTGACGGATCAAAGCGGTCACGGTGGCCTGTTGCGTGCGCTGGCCGGCACTGCGGAACACCTGGCCCACTTCCTCGATCTTGGCCGCGTGCTTGAGCTTCATGGCCTCCGCTGCCGGCTCCAGCTCGCGGCCGGCAACCGATGCCTCAATCAGCTCAAACGCCTCGGTGAGGGTGATGCCCTCGGCTTTGGCAATCGCATCGGCAGCCTGCGCACCTTTGACAAAGGACGACTGATCCTTGGCCAGCAGATCCTGGATCGTGGCACTCTCTGCCACCGTCAGACCGCCCAGCACGGGCACTTCCAGCGTGCCGCTGGCCTCATTGCCCACAACCCGTTTCTCAGGGGTTGCAGGCGCCTGCAGGAACGGAAGGCCCATGGTATCGGTGCTGATGCTTGATCCTACCTTTGGGAAGCAGATCGCGCCTGCGCAGCCCGAAGGGCGACGACGGCACCGATCTCGGACAAGGTGCCGAAGCGGTTGGCGTGCGTGGTCATGCGAGCTGCAGCTCGCAGAGCGTTAAGGCGATCCTGCGCCTCGGTCACTTGCGCCTGCTGTGACTCGTAGCGGCGGCGTGCGTTGTCGGCGGTGATGGCGTCGGCTGTGCCGGGGCGGGGGCCTGGAGTGGGGCGGTAGTTCGCCATGACTAGGCCAGCGAGGTGATGGACGTGGGCGGGGTGTAGGTGGCACCCGTGTAGAGGGCGCGGGCGGTGAAGCGTAATCCGTGCAGCTTCGTGGCCGTGTTCGTAATGCCGCTGGTGCCAGTACCAGTGCCCAAACCGTTGCCGTATGTGCTGTCTGTGCTTATGTCATAGTCATCAAAAACTGAGCCCCAGCTTGGGAGATCCTCTGACGGCACGTCAATAACTTCAAGCAGTCTGACTCCGTCAAAGTAGAAAGAGACGGATCGAGTCGCATCGGAGGACCCAGGGATTTGCACTATAGCCATATGATGCCACACGCTTGTATCCGCAAGACCCGGCACTACTAGCGAGCCAGCAATGCCGTCAGGGTGCTCAAACTCATACCCCTCTACGTCTATGTTTCCGTACCACATGAAAAGGGATCCTATGTTTTCATATGTTGATCCTGTGTAGTAGTTGGTCTGGTCTATGGAAAACCCCCACGACCCGTCTTCGCGGTAAGCGGCGCTGCCCGAAAACGGCCTCAGGGGTCCAGATGTTCTAGTGGCAAGCTTGGCTAATACCTCAAACGTAAATTCTTTGGCTGCGGGCTCTTGGCTGACGCCGCTTTTTGCCTTGGCGATAGAAATACGATACAGAGGGTCGAAAGACCCCGGGGCTCGCACGTCAGAGCAGTAAAAAGAGTTACTTCCCAGAGGCCCTTCTCCGAGCCCAAACTGAGTAAAGTCAATCCCCCATGTGCCCTCTGGCACGCCCTCATTAATGTAATAGTCTGAAAATGCAAATGGCGAAATGTTATTAGTTGCGACGTTGAATCCGGCATCGGAGGGCGCAAACAACCAACCGTCGGCAGTAGCAACAACGGGAACACGATACGCGGCCACGGGTTGCTGTAGCACCCGCCGCCGGTCGGACCTGATGCCATACAGCAGGGCGCCATCGCGCCCTCTCCCCTGCTGCGCCTTGGCTGCGGCATCTGCCTCCACCGCCTTGCCCGCCAGCTTGCTATTGCGGTCTGCCAGCAGCTTGGCCTGGCGGTTGGCGTTCACCTGCGATTGGTTCAGCTGGCGCAGGGCGGCCAAAGCGACATCAACGACGATGTTGGTAGACACAGCGCCTTAATCGTTGGTGTTGAGACTTATGCGGTATGTCTGAGTTTGACCGGCGGCTAGGGTGATGTTCGGTGCTTCAGTTAGCACGCTGTGCGGGTATGTGGCGCCGTCGATGTAGATCACGACGCGATCAAAGCTGTAGCCGGCGCCTGTTGCTGTGAAGGCTGCGTCAATGTCGGGCAGCTCATAGCGGCCGTCCGTGCCGTCGTATGCGCCAGTGCCGATGACTTCGGAGTAGCGCACGTAGCCATTGCCGCTTTTCTCTACGCTCTGCCAGTTCGCCACGGTGCTCTGAGCGTCGTAGCCGGTGCCCCCGACCGACGCCAATAGCACCTTGAGCGTCTCGCCTTCATAGGCCAGGGCCGCCACGCGCTCCAGTTCCTTCTGACTCAGGGCTGCGGTGAGGGTCATGGATAAAGTCCTGTGGCTCTAGGTTGCCGGCTCAAGGGTTGACTGTGACTGTCACACCAATAACGGTGCCAATGGGATCCACAACAGTTAGCAGGCTGAGGTCATAGGGATAGCCGGTGACCGTTACGCCCAGCACTGTGCTCACCGTGGCAGGCGTCAACAGCTCCAACGCATAGGGCAGGCTCTGGACCGTCAGCCCCAGCACGGTGGAGGCGACGATGGGCACCGTCTCGTTCCACACGGGCACTGGCGTCGTCACCGTCATCTCTCCGTCCACCACGGCCGGCGTGGTGGGCAGGGTGGTGATGCCGGGGGCTACGGGGAACCAGAACGTGCCGGTGCCGCCCACGGCGCCCCAGAACAGGGCATCAGTGCTGGCGAGGATGCCATCGGGGCTCATCGTCCAGCTGGTGCCGTTGGTGCGATACAACGCGCTGAGGCCGTTGGCTTGGAGCACGAAGGGCGAGAACGGCGCAGCAGGCATCAGCTCCGCTGCCATCTGCACGTTGATGCCGTAGCGGTTGCCCATGAGCAGCATGTTCTGGGCCCTGCCGTAGGCCCTGGCCTTGGTGGGCGCATCGCTGGGGCTGGCGCTGTAGGTCACGCTCGGCGGGCTGCCGCTCTTGGTGAAGATGTCATCCGGCGCGTACGGCATGGACAGCGTGATGCGGCGGGTGGCTAGGGGGCTCCCTAGCGCCAGCTCAATCTCGCTTTCACTGGCGGTCCGCCAGCCGTTGTTGGGGTCCGGCTTTGCCTCACCTTCGCCTTTGGCGCTTTCCTTGTTGATCCGGTCTGCGGCGCTGGCACGCTGCTCAAGGCCGATGTCACGGCCGGTGCTGATGCGCGTCTCGGTGCCCTCGGACTGCAGCACCAGCGCCGCATCCAGAAAAGCCGGCGCCAACGTGGTGTAGAAGTCGGCATTGCCTTGGTTGCGGGTCAGCGCCGATGCCAGGGCTTGCTGCCCCTTCTGCGTGTAGCCGTTGGCCCGCAGCGTCTCGGTGGTGGACTTGGTGCAGGGGGTGCCGGCCTGGGTGGTGCCCGCCTCGGGGATGCTGATGGTGCGGGATGCTGTGAAGCGTTCGGCGTTGCTCTTGCGGTACTCAAACACCGTGCCGCCAGGCTGCCCCGCCATGTCGTAGATCTGGCTGGAGGCGTACATCTTGATGCAGGGCTCTGACACCTCCTGCACCTGACGTTCCACCTCTTGGTAGCCATCCGGCGGATCAGCCTTGGGCGTTTCGCCCGGCGCGGCGACGTTGTAGGTGTAGGTCTCGGTGGTGATGATGGTGTACTCATCGCTGCCGTCCGGCGGGCCGTAGACGGCCCATGACTGGTACTGCCCGCTCTTGTGCTGCAGGTAGGCCGGCGCCAACTCAGCCAGGATCGTGTACTGCGTCGTGGTGCGGGTGGTGACACGATCGAGCGTGTCGTAGGCGGTGAAGGTGACGGTGCGGGGGGTGTAGGTGTACTCCCACTGCTCTGGCACCGACACCGGGAACGGGTTGGAGTCGTAGAAGGGGTTGGACACCAGCACCGTAGAAGGTGCCCCGATGGTTTCCTCCCGCTCCCAGTTCTTCTCTGCCTTCTGCTCTTCCGGCTCATCCGGGTCAACAGGCTCCGGTGCGTTCAGCTTGAGGCTGCTGTAGCTGACGGTGACGGCATCGCCTGGCAGCTGGCCCACACCGATCTGGGCAATGTCGATGACGTTGGCAGAGGTGAACACCGGGCCGGTGCCGCCTGCTGCGCTCAGGTTGATGGTCTGCAGCGTCTCGGTGTCGTCCAGATAGCCGCAGAGGCACTCGGACACCATCAGATCGCTCAGGATCGAGACGTAGCCGGCACCAAAATCGAACTGGGCAACGCTGAAGCTGTTGGTCAGGCCCGGGGCGCCTGCGATGCCGAGCCTGCTGCAGCACTCGGCCGCGATGGCAGCGGCACTGATCGGAACCGTGATGATGGCCGCGTCGTCTGCCGTGATGCCAGAGTTGGCAGGGTCGTCGGTGTAGTCCCACTTCAGGGGTTCCTGCACGTCCTGCAGGTAGGTCAGCTTGCAGCCCAGCTCCACCTTGGTGGTGCGGCGGAAGGGATCGGCAAAGCTGCTCAGCACCCGCAGCGTGCGGGGCACGTCGTAGGTGACGCCATCCTTGGTGTAGGAGAAGGTGACGGCGGTGCCGATGGCCGGGGTGATGAGGCCGCTGATCTCACAGTTGCCCTTGGTCTTGACCAGCCCCGTGCCCTGCACGTAGTCATCGGAAACCGAGGCGCTGATCAGGGTGCCGAGGCTGCATGTGACCGTGGCGCGGATGTCAATGGCCATCAGATGATCTGCAGCGCCGTCAGGGTCACGGTGTAGCGGGTGGACTTGGCACCGCCGGAGATGATCACCTCAGCCGAGGCAGACGGTGGGCTGATCGGGAACCAGCTGGTGGACGACGGGACAGCGGCAACCGTTTCGTCGTACCAGCTCAGCACGTCTGCGTAGGTTCCCGTGGTCAGATACCCCTCGATCTGGCGGACCTTATGGGCCACCAGCGGCCCGGTGATGTAGCTCACCCCGGTTGCCGTGAGTGCCACGTTGGGCCCGTCCTGGCGCGTGTCCATCGGCTTGGTCAACGTGACCACAGGAGACGTGCCAGAGGCCCGCGTGAGGGTCACCGTGCCAAGGCTGGGCACCAACGCCTCCGATGCCTGCCGGCTCTTCTCCTGCTCCCGCAGCAGCACCGCCAGCGCCTGCGCCGCGTCCACCATCACCACAGAGGCAGAGACGTAGGTGCCGGTTTGATCGCCCTGCGGGGGATCAGCAAACCAGCAGGCCAGCCCACTCACGCTGACGCCGTTGGCGCTGGTGATCGTCACGCTGATGGTGGTGCCCACGGCGCCGCTGCTCAGCGTGTCGGCATCCGTGATGCGCGTGTCCCGCCAAGTGTTGTAGACGCTGACGAGGTTGGCCCACTCTGCCGGCGTGAGCAGCCCACTGATCTGGAACGTGCGGGCAGTGAGGCCTGCCCGTGCATCGCCCTCATAGCCGAACGGCTGAGCGGTCAGGACGTTGCAGGTGAAGGCTCCGATGGTGACGGTCATGGCTAGATGGCGCGGTTGAGCACGTCGCCATAGGCGGCAGAGGATCCATCGGCGTCGACGCGGACGTTGACGGCCCAGCTCTTTTCCACAAGCCCCTGCATGATTCCGCCCAGCGTGCTCATGCCACCGACAACAGCTTGCTGACTTGTCTCCAGCTGTGCATTTGCTGCGACTACCGCATCCTGGGTCACCTTGAGATTGGAGAAGGCATCAGCGATGGCCTTGGACTGAGAGGCGAACTGGATGAAGGCCTGCGCGTCCTGCTGCCCGGGGATCTTGGTGGGATCAATGAAGCCTGTCTGCACGCCACGGATGACGTCCTGCCGCGCCCGCTCCAGCACTACGGCTTTGCCCTCGCTGTTCAAGATGTCAAAGTTGCTGGTGAGGGCATCGCTCAGGCGCTGGGTGGCATCGTTGAGGATGTCCCGCAGCTGCCGCGCACCGTTGATGAGCGACAGCTCCACGTTCTTTCCTGCCTTGACCGATTCCGCCAAGGTCGCCCGCACCGTTTCCGTGGGCGCCCCGGTGGTGAACTGGTTTTCAAGCTCAAAGGTCAGCTGCTTCTGCTGATCCTTGGCAGCGGTGATGGACTGCAGCACGGCATTGACGGCCGACAACTGGCCGCGCTGTGCTTGGTTGTCCACCGCCGCCAGTTCCTTGGCCTTGGCGATCTGTTGGTCAAGGTTGTCCAGGGATAGCCTAGTCTGCTGCTCAAATAGGGTGGTATTGGCCCGAAGCGTGACCGGATCCTTTGACGCTTCCTCGATCTTCTTCTGCAGTTCCTTGATCTGCTGACCAGCCTCCACGTAAGCATCACTGTTGATGTCCAGCTGCGTGCGCTTGGTCTGCAGTTCCTTGATCTTGTCGCTGATCTTGCCAACGGTGTTCAACCGGTTCTTTTCAGCTAGAGCTGCCGCCGCCGTTGCCGCTGCCACGCCTTCCAGCTCAGCCTGACGGTCTGGGTACTTCTCCCTCCACAGCTTGGCCAGCTCGCGGAATCGCGACAGCACGGCATCCACCTGCTCAGGCTTGGCCAGGCCAATATTCTTGATGCCCACGTCCTTCTGGGCATCGGTGAACAGGGCATTGGCTTGCTTGTCCGTCAGGTTGAGCTGCTGCTGCAGCGACTTGACCGCAACGACGGAATTGAGCGCCTCTTGCTTAAAGATGCCGAGGTTGCCCAGCAAGCCAGTGCCAAAGCCCAGCTGATCGGCGCGATTCTTGTCGCCCTGAACCTGCAGGATCTTGGTCAGGGTTTCGACCCCCTGGATCACCGTAGGCAGTAGGTTCTGGCCAAAGGAGGTCTGCAGATCCTTCCAAGCATTGCCCAGCTTCTGGAAGTTTTGGGCAGCCGTGGGGGCCCCTCCCGCTGCTGCCGTCAACTCGTTAAGGCCTTTGGTCAAGGCAGGGAAGAACTGCCCAGCCGTGAGCCGGCCCGATTCCACCAGCTTGATTAGCTCCTGCTGCGTGACGCCTAGGCCCTTGGCCGCAGCGGAGAACGCAATCGGCAGCCGCTCCCCAAGCTGACCGCGCAGTTCCTCCATCTGCACGTTGCCCTTGGATGCGATCTGCTGCAGGGCTAGCAGGCTGCCGCTCAGCTCGTCATTGCTCAGGCCCAATGCCTGCGCAGACCGCGCGACGGCAGCAAACAGGTCTTCCTGCACCTTCAGAGGCGTGCCAGCGGCAGACGCTGCAGCGGTGAAGCTGCCAAAGGTGCCTGCCAGGGTGGTGAAGCTCAGCCCCAGCTCGTCAGACAGCCGCCGCGTCTGTCCCAATGCCCGGGCAGCACCCTGCTCCCCGAGGGTGTTGGACAGCTTGCGCGTGATCGTTTCCAGCTCAACGGCGGAATCAATCGAGCCCTTCAGGAAGTTGACAGCGGTGACACCAAGCCCAAACGCGGCGATAGCACTGGACACCGACCGGGCGAAGCTGTTGCCGATCTGAACGCCCTGCGTGCCGGCAACCCGCTTGGCCTGATCCAACCCGGCGCGAAACGGATCGTCGTCTATGCCTAGGACCAGTACGGCATTGCCGAGCGTCTCCGCCACACCACCACAGCTGTTCCCATAGGTTGCCGGAAACCTAGGCCATGACTAGCGCCATCGCCTTCCTGGCCAATGCCTCGGCAGTGTTTGACGTGCCCACGGCAGGGACACTGACCGACCCGACCACAGGCAACGTGGTGCCCAATACAACGACCGTGACGGTATCGCTGTACCTCCGCGGCACAGGGGGCAGTGCCCCATCCCTCAGCGAGTTTCCCGGCGTTGGAGTGGAAGATGACGTGCTGGA